TACCTTTTGTTTTATCCCCCATAGAATGGCAATGCTTGATACTATGCCTGTTGGAACTAAGGTGAAGCACATGGTATTTGGCGAGGGAAAAATAATGGATATTGATAAATAGCATGGATCAAAAATTATGGGGGATAAAACAAAAGGTACATAGTACATTATCCTCAACTGAATAGAAATGAGATAGTTATATAAATTAGGTGTCAAAACAAAAGGTGCATAGTGTGTGCATTGGATGTGCAATGGGAGGCTCGATGAGAGTCTTTTTTTGTGCATTGATGTGAGGTGAGAGGGCAAAGGGCGAAGAAAAGGGCGATGTAGGGAGTGGAAAGTGGGCAAATAAGGCTGTTTTGAGGGCTCTGGAGCGTGTTTGGTGTGAAGGTGGATTGATTGTGCGGTTGTGGTGCTTAAATCGCTTAGAATAAAGATTTAAGGCAAAGAGAAGGTGAGGGCTGAGAGAGGGCTGAAACGGAGTGATCCTGCTCTTCATGGAGCGTCAGGGCAAAGGGCAGAGAGAAGGGCTTAAACAGGGCTTGAAAGAGGCTTAAATGGGGCTTAAAAGGCATTTGAGAGGTGCTTTTTAAGCCCTTTTTTCGTGCTTGGTACTGGGTGGGGAAAAATGTACCTTTTGAGGGCAAAAATGGCTTTGGAGTGACAAATGGGGTTACAAATGGGGTTACAAAACAGAGGGCAAAAACGCAATGAGAAAAACCACATAATACATATATCAAAGACAAGTGAAAATAGATACTGCAAAAAAAATGCAGCAGTAAAACCACATAATACAGCGCAAAAAGCAGCGAGTTAGACCACATAATACACTATTAAACGCAAAATAAAAGGCTGCAAAGCATTGATAAATAGCAATATAGAGTAAAAACAAGCGAAAAACGTGGGGAAATATGGGGAAACGTGTTGCTGGAGGGGCAAAAACGATGACTATTTTCGTGACATCAGGAAAATGATATACCAGTACCGGGGAAGGAGTGTCAGTACCGGGGAGAGATGCGTCAGTAATGAAAGATGTGTCAGTACTGAGGGAAAGGGACACAAAGAGCCTGTCGGTTACATAATGAAACCAACTACGGAGCACGGAGCGAGGTGAGCTCGTCAGCGGAGCGAGTCGAGAGCCTTCTGCAGTGTGGCGATGGTGGTGTTCTGGGCAGCGATGACCTCATCCTTGGTTCGGATCATATCGTCTTTTGCCGAAATGAGGTCGTTTTTGGCTTGGATCATCGCGTCCTTGGCTTTCATCAGCGAGCAGATGTCGGGGTTGCAGCCTGCGGATGGAGGCTGCGAGGCGTTAGGAGAGGCGTTGACGGTGGAGATTGAGGCATTGTTGCCATCTCCCTGAATGGTCTGGGTCAGGGTAGAGCCATTTTGCCGCTCGGATTTGAGCATTGAGCCCTCTCCTCTCATCAGCCATTCAGCAGATAAATCATCAAACAAGTCCAAAAAAGTGACTACTACGTCAGAATTTAGACCGCATTCGAGGTTCTGACCTGCAAAACTTGACCTTGAAACGCTTAATTTTTTGGCGATAGTTGGAAAATTAACACCTTGCAACTTGCAGTATTCCAACATTTTCCTTTTAATATTCAATTTTTTCATCAAAAAGGTTGGATTTTTTATTGCTATGTTGAAAATTTGACGTATCTTTGCAGCGTGAAAAATGAAAATCATTTTCAGGACTGCAAAGGTAGCAAAAAAAAATGAGGTGCAGGTGGTTGGTGCGATAAAATTTTTAATCAAATAAAATATAAGAATTATGGAAAGAGAAAAAATGATTGAGAGGCTGAAACAAGCCCACCAAGACAATGAGAAGGTCACGCTTGTGGTAAAGACAGGCAAACATCAGACGATGGAAGTTCCACTGAGCAAAGGATTCGACAAAGAATATGTCGGAGAGAAGTACAGCTTCTGGGAACTGAGTCTTGAAGACTGGAAGGCTGATGAGGTTGTGAAGAGAGTGAAGGACACTGACACAATGTGCAATCAGGTGGAGTACACAGAGCGATACCTGATGGACAACATCGAGAATATATTGGTAAGCGTGGGAAACTGACCTAATTCGGAGGGAAGCCTCAGAAACTGAACCTCAACCGGGTGCTGCCCGGCAAAACGGTCAGCACCTTTTCAAAAGGGAATTAAACAGTAATTAAATGGCAACAATAACAAGAACAAAGATTGACAATGTGGAGTTTCTGCCACCGAGGCAGGAGACGGTCGTTGAACTGCTGGACGGACGGAGGGTGACACTGCCTTCGATGTGGGACTACGAGGTTGCGAAGAGGTGCAACTGCTCGACATCGACGGTACGGAGGGCTGTGGAGCTGACGGCTGACAGCAAGATGACGAACAAGGCAAAGATGGTGAGGTTTGCATTCATCGAGATGTACCTTGTCAATGCGTGATGATAGAGGGGTAATGGTTTAACAATTAAAAATTCAACAATTATGTACTTTTGGACAATTTTCCTGATAAGCATATTCGCAGCAGCAGGTATGTTTGCGATTGCAATAATGATAGTTTATGTAATGTGGGAGCATCTTGGGCTGAAGGAGCTGAACGCCAAGTTCGAGCAGAGTGAGAGCGACAAGAGTGAGGAGGAGAGGCTATGAGTCTGGCATTGGAAGGCTACTGCAGGGTGCTGCTGATGGAGGCAGGGGAGAATGGGCTGAGTGTTGACGAGTGCCATCAGAAGATAGGAGGTTGCCGCGACCGCGTCGGGCAATGCCTTGCGAGGCTTGTGAAGAGTGGGCTTGTGGCGAAGCACAACGAGGTTTATGAGACCAAGAGCGGACGCAAGGCCTACAGGATTAGGTATATGCTGCCACAGTATTACAAAGAGGAGTGGGACGAGCCAATACAGAAGACCGAGCGAGTGCTTGAGCGGCTGAAGGCAGGGGAGGTGCTGGACTACTACTGGGACGGACAGCAGGAGAACGGATATGGCGACCACACGCTGCACCATATATGCACAAGGCTATGGCAGAAGGGATATGACGTGCGCAAGAGACAGAATCCAGTCACGAAGCGGACTGAGTTCAGAATCGGAGATTGGGACAAGTAAAAAAGAGACAACTATGACATCAATAGACAGAGAACAGATGAGACTTGCATTGGCAGAGGAGAATCGCAGACAGCGCGAGAACCAACTGACAATCGGGATGGTCGTAAAGGCGGCCTTGGCTATTGGGACAATGATTGCCGCAATGGTGATCAAGTATATGTAATCAGAGAGAACGATGGGTCAAGAAGGTAGATACATAATATTCCAGAACACTACTTGCGTGGAGGCGAGTTGGCTGATAGAGGCAGGCATTATGTCGGACAACAACTACAAGCAGCTGGCACAGCGCAAGGACATACAGGTAGTGCGTAGGGGTTGCCGCAACACTCCAGCCTTGGTTGCAGTGTCGTCGATGCCAGAGCGATTCCGCAAGGCTATGGAGGCGATAGGAGGCGACCCATACGCGACAGCCAGACAGAACACGATAGAGATGGAGATAGAACCGTCAGCAGAAGCCTCTGCGTATTTCGACACATACAAGCTTGCGAATGGTCGCATACTGCCTGCTGACAAGAGGCGAGAGTATTACGCCAATGCTGTAGTGCTGCAATCGCTGCACAAAGTTTATGAGGAGAAGAGCGGACGCGGCAAGGCCATAGGTCTGAAGAGTTCGCAGATATGGGAAGACCTTTGCGCACAGGTGCAGGAGGTTGACAGGAGGGAGTACCCTATCAATCTGCCAAACAACTCGCGCAAACTGAAACAGAAGATGACTGCCTACATCGAAGGAGGCTATGAGACGCTTATCCACAAGAGTTACATAGAGGGCAACAAGAATGCAGCCAAGGTGAAGACAACGGAGCAGGAGGGAGTGCTTGTGACACTGCTGAGTGACCCAAGGAACCTGGACTCGGCACAAGTGGCGAAGCTGTACAACCACACAGCGACGCAACTTGGATGGGAGACCATCACGAGAGGAGCGGTGGAGTGCTGGAAGACGAAGAAAGAGGATGTGATATATGCGAGGAGGCACGGAGAGGCAGCACACTCGAACGACAAGGCTATGACCGTCAAGCGTAGAGCACCGCACATGGCGATGGCTATGTGGGTGCTCGACGGATGGGATGCCGAGTTGTTCTACCAAGAGACAGACAAGAACGGAAAGACATCATACTACAACCGTCTCTGTGTGGAGATGGTGATAGACCCGGCAACGAAATATCCAATCGGATATGCCATAGCGGAGGTGGAGAGCGCGAGCCTGATCAAGGCGGCACTCCGCGATGCGTCAAGACACACACGCGAGCTGTTCGGCTCGATGTACAGACCTCATCAGATACAATGCGACAACTATGCCAAGAAAGCGATGCTGCCAATCTACGAAGGGCTTGCCTTCAAGGTGACACCTGCAAGAGTAGGCAACGCCAAGGCGAAGGTGATAGAGCCATTCTTCTGCTACTTCAACAAGCAGTACTGCCAGTTGATGCCAAACTGGAGTGGCTTTGGCGTGACATCGCGCAAGGGCAATCAGCCAAACATGGCACTGATGAGCAAGGCAAAGAAATACTATCCAACCAAGGAGCAGTGCATCAAGGAACTTGAGATGTGCATAGAGATAGACCGCAAGGCAAAGAGGGAGGCATATATGGCAGCGTGGGGGAACACTCCAGCAGAGAAGAGAGTGGAACTGACACGCGAGACCTACCTTGAACTTTTTGGCGAAGAGAGAGCGCAGAGGGTGTTGATGCAGCCTTCGGGATTCCGCTTGACCATAAACACAGAGAGACACGAATACGATACATTCGACAAGACCTTTCGTCAGCATGGGGACGTGCAGTGGCGTGTTCTTACAGACCCATCGGACACCAGCGCAGTGCTCGTCCTCAATACTGACGGCTCGCTCCGCTACCTATTGGAAGAGAAATATGTTCAGCCAATGGCATTGGCAGAGCGACAGGAGGGGGACTACGAGCAGCTGGAGCGCGTGCGTCAGTTCAACGAAGAGCGCAAGCAGCAGGTAGCAGAAGAGTTGTGCGGACACGCGACGGCAACGGCTGAACTGCTGGCAAAGGAGGGGAGAAGATTGGGAGATCTGCAGAAGTTCCTGCTTACTGACGGCCAAGGTCAGCACAAAGACAACAAGGGACAGTCAAGGATAGCAGCAGCGCAAGTGGTTGAAGAGGTGAAGAAGAGTTTTGAGAAAGAGGATGAGGATGAGTTTTTCGACAGATACTAATTTTTAATTTTATATAATATGAAAGAGATTACAGAAATCAGAAAACAGAACATTCAGCAGTCGCTTGTGGAGTACTGCGACCGCTTTGGAGGACAGAACAAGGTAGCGAGACTCCTTGATGGAGTGTCGGGCGCAACCATCAGCCAAATCACCAACGGACGTTGGGCAGACATCTCGGACGAGATGTGGCGCAAGGTGGCAGCACAAATCGGCTGTGAGAGCGAGCCTTGGAATGCAGTGAAGACAAACACCTACAACGACCTGACGATGCTGCTTGAGGACGCGCAGGAGAACAGTCTGTGGATGGCACTGACAGGCAATGCCGGGACAGGCAAGACCTACACTTGCGGACAGTATGCCAAGAGCCATTCGGACGTGTTCGTAGTGTCGTGCGACCCAGACTGGACGAAGAGAGACTTTTTCAGTGCTGCCCTCAGACGTATGGGCAAGGATGCATCCGGGCTTAACCTCACGCAGATGAAGGTGAAACTTGTGAACGCGCTGAGAATGCTTGAGAATCCAATCCTGATACTTGATGAAGCGGACAAACTCAGCGACACCGTCCTGAACTCATTCATCACACTCTACAACGATCTGCAGTATGACTGCTCGGTGATATTCCTTGCGACCGAGTTTCTGAACAAGAGGATGACATCGGGCGTGCGCTACTCGAAGAAAGGCTTCAATGAGTTGTGGTCGCGCGTAGGTCGCAAGTGCATCGCACTGAAGGGAGTGACAGCGCAAGACATTGTATCAATATGCGAGGCCAACGGAGTGGATGACCCGAAGACAATAGACAGCATCATAAACAGCAGCGAGAGCGATTTGAGACGCGTCCAGCGTCGAGTTCACGCGGTACTTAAAAAGCAAAAGAATGGGTAACAAAAGAGCATTAAGCGTTACGGAGATCAGAAGCTACCAACCGAGGGTGGTGGAGTTCCAAGGAGCATGGCTTGCCTCAATCGGCAAGCCAGAGATGAAGGGGTCTTGGCTGATATGGGGGAAGAGCGGCAACGGCAAGACATCATACGCGCTGCAACTGGCAGCCTACCTTGCGAGGTATGTCAAGGTTGCATACAACAGTGTGGAGGAGGGACTGAGTCTCACGATGCAGAAGGCGATAGAGAGAGTGAATATGGGAGAGGAGTCGAAGCGCAACTTCACACTCTTGGACAAAGAGAGCATTGAAGACCTGATGAAGAGGCTCAAGCAGCAGCGGAGCGCGAAGGTGATATTCATCGACTCCTTACAGCACTCGCAGATGAGCAAGCAGCAGTACATAACGCTGCTGCAGACGTTCCCGAACAAACTCTTCATCTTCGTGAGTCACGCAGCCGGGACAGAGCCTGCAGGGAAGGTGGCAGCCTTCGTGCGATACGATGCAAACGTGAAGGTATATGTCGAAGGCTACTATGCCAACGCGATGAGCCGCTACGGAGGCGGAGAGCGATTTGACGTATGGCCAGAGATGCACAAGTAAAGGCTAAAGACTATGGCAAGATTAGAAAGAAACAAATTGATCAAGCGATACCACACACTGCTGACGATACGCAAGATTGACAACCTGACGAAGGAGTCGCTGCTTGGAGCATACGGAGTGGAGAGCAGTACCGCACTGACCAATGAGCAACTGAAAGAACTGTGTGACTACATACAGGAAGAAGTGAACCTCACCAAGGAAGAACTTGAGCTTGACCGTTGGCGTAAGAGCGTAATCAAGGTGATAAGCAAGAGCCTTGAGATAGAGGACAACGGAGGTCACGGTTGCGAGTATGTGAAGGCTGTGGCAGCGAGAGCGGCACAGTACGACAGATTCAACGACATACCGAAGAACAGACTGATAGACCTCTATCACGCATTCAACAACAAATGCAGAATCGCAGCCAAGGTGCTGAACAAAAAGACAATTGACAAATCACAATTAAATTGAGAACGATATGGAAAATCAGAATCAACAATTGACTCCAGAGGAGTTGGCCGAGTTTCGTGCATATCAGCAGAAAAAACAGGCAGAAGAGAACCAAAAGAAGCAGCGTGACCTCTACCGCGAACTGGTGGATGGTGCAATCGCTGACACAGTAGCGGACGCAGCAGTATTGTCTGAGCAGATTGCCAAGGGCAAAGAGGCGATACTGGAACGCTTCAAGAGCGTCATTGAACTGAAAGAAGAGTTGTATCGCGGCAAGAAGACGCTCAAGGACGGACGTTTCAGCGACACATTCACAGCGAGTGACGGCAATGAGCGCGTGAGCATCGGTTACAACACAGTTGACAACTACGCAGACAGCCACACCGAAGGACTGAAGATGGTGCGAGAGTACATCGAGAGCCTTGCGACTGATGAGAACGCGAAGCAGCTTGCCAGTATGGTTGACACGCTGATGCAGGAGAGAGGCAAGAACGGACAGTTGAAGGCACAGAACGTGCTGAGACTTGAGAAGCTTGCCAACGATTCGGGCAATGAGAAATTCATCGAAGGTATGAAGATCATTCGTGACGCATACGAGCCAATCGCCACCAAGATGTTCGTGAAGGTGGAGAAGAAGGATGAGAACGGAGCGTGGTTTGCAATACCATTGGCAATGACTAACTGTTAAGGAGGGCAAGGTATGAGGACAACAAGATTCAAGAATGAGACCGTAAAGAAATGCACAGAGTGCAACGGTACAGGCAAGGTGATAGCACAGGAGGGATGGACAGAGATATGCCCGGTATGTGAAGGCACTGGAATGGTGAAGAGAGTGGCAGAGGGGACAGTGACTTATTCGTCGTACAAACCAGAGAGTAATTAACATAATGTCTAACCACTAAACATACTCATCATGGACTTGAACAATTTCGACAGCAAAAGTGAGTATATCCATGCCTCACGCACTGACGGTTCTTTGACAGATGTCATTGACAAGTAAGTACTGAAAAAACTCCCCTGCACTTGCGAGGTGCAGGGGAGTGGTTGTGAGGAGTTCTTCGGGAAAACGCTGCAAAGTTACGAAAAATTCCGCACATGTACAAATCCACCGAGAAAAAAGTTTCACAAGTACGCCAAATAGTCGCGGAATGGTATGAACCGGGTAGGCAAGACCGCTGCAAACTATGGGTGTATCGAAACAAGATTCTGCCACTGCTCGGCATATCAGAGAGAACCTTCTTCAGATGTCTCAATGAAGAGAGAAACGTGGCTGACGACCAACAACCTACCCTATTCGATTTGGATGAGCTGCTCTAAACAGGGCAGCTCATTTTTTATATATCATCGTCATCGTTTTCATCAAAATCAGGCTCTACATATTCATTCTCGACCTCAAAAGCGGTAGTGAAGGCGATTGTGCGAATGCGCATACCAATGTCGTTGCGGTTCTCTGACTGGTCAGCAGTGCGGACGAGAGGCTGACAGTACTGCAATTGTGGCTCCCATAGATGAATGGTGTTGACAAGTTTCGCTTCGAGTTCGTAGGCTTGCATAGAAGCCTCACGGAGCGCGTCTGCTGACTTGGAGGTTGCAGTTGTGAAGTTTGCGTGGCAGAGACGCACAGAGAGCGTGCAGATGCCAAATTGGGAGCCACTGCCAGTCTGTTGATATTCGGTGTTCTCGAAATCAATGAGGACAGCAGGGAAAAGGAGAGAAGGGCGTGTGTCGGTCTGGTCTTGACCGAGATATTGGTCAACCTGACGGAGTTCTGGCATTGCAGTCTTGATGTGGTTCTGCAAGTCGAACATTATCTTAGCAAAGATTGAGTTCATATTGAACAGTGTTTAATTGTCGTTTAAGAGAGCGGAAACCTCTTTCTCAATAGTCTCGCAGATAGTCTTGTTCAGCATTCTGGACTCACCAATGAACTGGCGTTTGGGCATCACAAACTGATGGCCCTTGCGTCCAGCCATACCACCTTCATTGTGAACCTTGGCATAGATTACATCGTTGAAGATAATTGCGGTAAAAGGCTGGACACGCTTCTTGGTGGAGTTGAAGAGGTGGTTGCGTCGAGAGAGCAGCGTCTTGTACATCCTGTCCTTGTCCTTGGGATTGTCCTGACGCTTGGAACGCTTCCAGCGGACAACAGATGTGTCAACGAAGCCACTGACGCGAAAGTTGTTCTTGAAGAAATTCACGGCTATGGTGCTTGTCTTTACAGGCAAGGTTCGCATCATAAGTTGTCGCAGTTGCGGCTCTTTCTTACGAATTAGATTGGTGAATTGTTCGGGTGTCATTTAATGTTGCCTATTGTCCTCTTCATTACTTTGCAGGATTCGCACTTGCGACCTCCAGCGAGGTTCTGCACGAGTGCTGCAAGTTTGTTCTCTGTGAACGGACACGAAGAGCAGTTCTTTGGATAGTAAGGATGTTTCTTGGAGAAGAGCTGCTTGTCCTTGCCCGGATTGTTCTCAAGTCCCGGTGACGGTTCGTCTGAAGGCTTTGAGTCTGGCACGTCCGTAACAGGTTCGTCAGTCTGTTCAAGCGAGCACTTGCAGTTCCACCTATCACCAGGGCGGTGAACATCCCAGAAGGCATCATCAACAGGTCTCACTGTTCCCCAGAACACCTTGTGGTCTGCTCCCGGATTAGGAGACGTGGAATCAATCCACTTCAAGTTCTTCCATACATCCTTCTCCTCTTGGAACTGCTCCCACTGAGCAGCCTGATGAGCACGATTGACAGCAGTGTCATATTCGGTCTGCAACCAAGCGCGATTGGTATGTTCGAGATAAGGAGACGAGTCTTTCACAAACTGAGAAAAGGTCTTCAACTGACCGTCTTCTGTCAGCAGCTGCTTTGCGATGTCACCTTGCATCTTATGTGTACGGAAAGCGGCAAAAACATCTGTATTCTCTTTGATTGCCTTGATGAATGCCTCATTTATTTCAACGCCATCAGAGATTGCAGTTGCGAAACCTTCAGCAGTTGCATCGTCAAAGATGTTGACGGTTGCCTCGAACAGATTAGGCTCAAGTTCGGTCTCTATATTGAAGTTCTTTCGATAGATATTGCGAAGAGCAGCAGCGAGCACTTTGTCATCAAACGAAACACCATGCTCTACGAGGTCTTTTACATCAGTTCCGTAGTCAGGGTCTGGAGTGTTGCCCCTCATAAAGGGGCGAGTCCAAAAAAATCCATCAAACGGTCGGCAAGGTCTTTTTTGTTCGATTTTTTGCCGTTTTTCTCGTCACCTTGTCCTTCATCAGAGTTGTCACCTTGCGTTGTTGTGCGTTTCAGAGCCTCAAGAGCAGCCTTGCGACGCTCCTCCTGTTCCTTCTTGAGTTGGTCATAATTGTCGGGCTTTGGGATGGAATAAGTCTCGTACCAATAATCGTCAGAGAAAGGAACTTTCTCAGAGACCTTGAGGTCAATATCAAGACGCTCCTTGAGAGCTGCGATATTCTTCTCTTCCTCGAAGACGAATCGACCACCTTCTACCGGATAGCCATAAGAGGCAAGGATGCCAAGAAAGAAATCGGAGTTGAGCATATTGATGACGTAGCGCATATCGGACTGCGTCAACTCCATCTGCTGACCAGCGTGAATCTCGGCCTGTGCGTAGCCACTGGAACTTGAAGAGGTTGTTGTCTCGGAGTTGCCAAGGATAGCAACTGACATCTCCTGATTGCAGACCTTGATTATACGCTCGTGAAGTTCGCCATTGCCATTAGAAGTCTTGCCATCCATCATCTCGAAGTCTGCCTGCTTTGGCAGCATCATCACGAGGGAAGAGCCAGACTCGTCAAGAATCTCTTTGAGTTTCTTCTGAGTTTCGAGGTCATAAGCATCATACTTGACAATGCGAACAGGCTGCCCGAATATCTCGACGTACTGAGCAAAGTCGCCAATGCCGCTGCGCTTGTAGAGTGCGAACATAGAACAGCGGAGGAGCAGACCAAGGTCATCGGTGCGACCCATTAGCCATACATAAGGATAATCTTCAATCTTCAGTCCTTCGTAATCGAACTGAGACTTGGCGATCATACGCTTTTCAGGGCGAATGTGGCGACGGTCAATCTCTACAAAATCGAACTTGTCGCCAACAACAAACTCGACAGCCGAAGTTCCCCAGAGGAGCGTCTGCATCATAACCTCGACAAGACGCTCGAACTTGGAGGACTCGATAAGCGAGTCAAGTTCGTCAACCTTGCGTCCGTCGCGATCAGCGAAGAACATCGTCTTATTGGTGATTGCCTTGATACGTTTCTCGCAGACTCCACTGAGATGTCCGTCAAGTGTGAGGACATCGCGGTAGAGGTCAAAAAGGCGATAGCGGTTAGGGCAGTGAACTGACTCGGCACGCTCGATTGCCTGCTTGAGTGTGCCTACGTCCTTGCGGTTGCGGTCAGGTGCAACAAAGGAGAAGTCGTTGACGATTATCTTAGACTTTGACCTTGTGCGCTGCACCTTGGTTTTCTTATCTTCAGCCATATCTTAAAAATGATTTTTGCGTTTCACATTGCTGCTCCAACTGACACTCTCGGATGCATTGGATGAAACCGGGGAAGCGTCGGAGGCATAAGGCACGTTAGGGAGATTCATTGCACCGTCACGAATCTGCTCAAGTTGCTTGATTGCAAGGTCGAACTCATCACGCCAAAGTTCTACATCAATGTTAGGTGCTGCCTGTCTGACCAAGTGATACGTCGCAATGGTCTTGATTATTCCCTTCAAGAAAGGAGATGTGACAGTAGGCAGCACTGGAGGCGTTGCAGACGGATTGCCAAAGAGAGCAATGAGATCATACTTGCAGAGATATGTCTTGCACATATCCTCTGCCTCAAGAATCTGCGCTTCTGCGGCAGCAGGAGTGTTTCTTGTTATCTCTGTGATAATGTCTGGGTATAGAGTGGTCTGACCCAGTTCTGTTGTTGTTACTATCATAACTTGTGCTTGTTTGTTCTTTTGATTGACATAAAGCCTTCAGAGGCCATCACTGAAAGTTTCTCCTTCAGTTTGAAGACTCCACCTTCGACCATATCCGGGCCATCCATCTTTTTCTGCTTTCGGCTGAAGTTACGGAACTGAGCCATCAGACGTTTCATATCAGAGTTCTCGGTTTCGGCTTCGTTGAATGTGAGATGTCCTGCACGGTGGATAGGTTCGAGTGTACCTTCGATACGCGTATATTTGTCTCCCTTGGAACGTGAGTCTGGCATAATAGGCAGCATTGTGCCTCTTGCCAATGACTTCTCGTGAATGAGTGGCATATAGACCTGTTGGTAGATTGGGTCTTGGAGAGTGTTGTTCTCGACCCATACCTGCACATTGGCCGCTCCATGCTGCACTGCATAGTCGTAGAGGTCAAAGAGAGCGTCGATGAAGTGGGCAGAGGACATCGTGTCGAGTTTAGTCTTCACGATATAGAAGTCAAGACCAATTGCGACTATGAGACCGACAGCCTTGAGAGAGCCTGACGAGACATCGCGGTTGCTCGACGAAGGGTCAGCATAGATCAGACAGGTGCAACGACGGAGTGGAGGAACTTTGCCAGTGACGAGTTCCTTAAAGACATCACCTCCGTCCATTGGATTGTTGAAGTATTCCTTCTGAGCAGACTCGTATGAGATTGTTGCAAGCACTCGGTCAATCTGCTCCTCGGTGTTCTTCTCAGGCCAAGATGAGTGTCCGTCCTTGTCTCGGATGTTCACGATGTCGAACTTGTCGGCAAGTTCTTCTCCCATATACTTGACAGCGCAATTGTCGTGAATTATGTTGCCATTGACAAGGATGCGAGTAGGCTCTGAGATAGAACGCGTCGGGATAAGAGCCTGCTCAAGCCAAGCGATCTTCTTTTTCATTGTGTCCTCATTGCGGCACTCTTCATCAGTGTCGAAGTCATCCATTAGAATGAAGTCGGGACGTTTCGCTTCGTTTCGCGTGCCTCGAGGGGACTCTCCCCAGCCAAGAGCGCGGAAAGAACATCCGCACTTGAGTACGAACTTGTCAGCAGTCCAAGAACCAAGGTTGTGTTGCTTGCCATAGTCTTGCTCAATTCGCTGATTAGCCTCGAAGAATGCCTTGAACGGAGCGAGAAGGTTGGTTGCATTGTCGTGGGAGTTTGAAACCAGCAGCACATTGTGAATGCCTCCAGTCATTGCCAAGTAGCATATCTCCATCATTGATCGTGCTGACTTGGCAAGCTCACGCGACCAAGCACGAACCTCGAACCACTCCTTGTTCTTGAGGATGCGACGTGTTGCAGCCTTGTGAAACGCATTAGGCTCTGCTGTGCAATAGTTCGGGAAGTAGTATTTGAACCACTCTTCAGGATGAGCCTCAAGATGTATCTTTCTCTTGGTGCGCTCTGCCTGCGTCTCGCGCGTATTGATAGGAGTGGCGCGTTTGAAGTTGTCGCAGTACGATTCAAAAAGTCTGAGATAGTCTGCGTCCGTTGCCTTGCCTAATCGTCTGCCCATTTTCGTTTCTCGATTTGGTCATTAAGAAATGCGTGATAGTAGTCAACGATCTTCTTGGCTAAATCATAGTCGAGAACCTTGACGAAATCGCAAAAGTCCTGACCAATGGTGACGGCCTGTGCGATGGAGAAAGACTGCTCCAGATCCTTGATGTCTGTGATGAGTTTGCGACGAGCGTCAGCTTCGCGAGCATCGCATACCTTATAGCCATCTTTATCTGCGATCATACGGTTGAACTCCTTCAACTCATTGTAGAGTTCTGAGAGTCGCTGTTGTTTCCCGGTAAGGAGATTTGTCTTCAATGACTCCCAGTTTGCAGCCTTTGCCCAGCGAGATACAGTATGCTCGTTGACCTTCAGCGTTGCCGCAATATCCTTGTATGTCTGACCATTCAAGAAGAGCGTCTGCGCTATCTGCTGCTTGTCGATATTCTTATTCTTTGTGTCCATATTGCGTTGAATTGCGCTGCAAAGGTACGGCAAAAATGGGGTCTGTGCAAAAATAGTTGTCAAAGTGGCAGTGGTATTTGTGTGGGTGGCAAAATCAGCGTACCTTTGCACTCGAAATCATCTGAAACTATTATGCTGACAAAAGAATACGACAAGAAAAAAGGCATCAATCTGAGCTTTGGCGATGGTAGGTGGTATTTGTTCTTTGACCTGCGAAAGGACTTCTACAAGCGACACAGATTCAACGAAAGGCGAATCATGAATGGAGTCTTGTGGTGGAGAAATTTCGGTAGAATCGTATTTGTTCACGATGTAGTTGCTTATGTGAAGAAACGGAACTACAGAAGGATTGACCAGAAGCATTCCTCTGTAGTTATTAAGTAACCCTTAAACACTGATTGAAGTGGTAAAGATTGACAAAGAATTTCGATTGAGCGATGACACAGTCAACTGCTACGGTTATCGCTTGCTGACATCGGGCTTGATGCTCGAAAAGTTCAATCCTTCCATTGGCTACCTTATGCACGACCGAGAAAAGGGCGTTGCAATCAGGTGGGAAGACTTGGTGGTGCGAGAAGGCGCGTTGTACGGACGGCCTGTAGTCAACGACCAGTTATACCCTAACCTTGCCAAGGAGATTGAGGAGGGCTTCTATCAAGGAGCATCGGTTGGTCACATTGTGGCCATTGAAATGAGTGACGAGCCATCGTTGAAGATGGAGGGACAGACAGGCCCGACAGTCACCAAGTGGTTTCCGCGCGAATGTTCAATTGTTGACATCCCCGGCAACTACAATGCAATCGCTCTCGCAAAACTCTATGGAGAGAAAAATGACAACGTGCTCATGGATCTGAGCCATAACACACCTAATTTTATGGACAAAAACACAATCACCGTCGAGGCTTTGATTACGCTTGGCCTCGCTGACCTGACTGCTGAGTCAACCTCGGAGCAGGCAATGAATGTCCTCACAGAACTTGTCGCAAAGGCAAAGCGCGTGGATGAGGCAGAAAAGAACTTCAACGACCTCAAGGCTGAGATGGATACCATCAAGGCAAAGGCAGCATCGGAGAAAATCGAGTCTGTTCTTGCAGCAGGTCTCGCTGATCATCGACTGACCAAGGAGCTTGCAGACACTCTCAAGAATGACTATGCAGCGAATCCTGAAGGCTTGGAAAAACTTGTCGCAGCGATGCCAAAGCAGACCACAGCATCGTCTCAGTTGGCTGCTCCTGCTGTTCCTGAGAAGTATGCAGGCAAGAACTACAACGACCTCTACGCAAGTGGAGAGCTTGAGGACATCAAGAAGAACTATCCAGACCTCTACGCCAAGTTGCGTGAGGAGGCAGGACTGAAGTAAGTAACACCAAAACCAAATTAAACAACTATGGCAATTAGCAACATTTCAGTACAGGTCTTCGCGACCTACATTGTGGAGAAACTCCGTCGAGTTAATCCCTTCTTCGTGCATTGCGTTGACGAAAGCGCAAATGTATTGGGCGGTGCAGTGGTTCACATTCCGAACTCAGGCACTTCTCCAACGGTGGTGAAGAACCGCTCAACCTTCCCTGCAACAGCAGTGCAGCGTGAAGATACGCACGTCACATACGGCTTGGATGTGTTCACCACAACTCCATCCCATGTGACCTTCCAAGAGGAGAACGAAATCTCCTACGACAAGACCGACAGTGTGCTCAACGACCATGTGGCAACACTTACAGAGGCCGTTGGTGACGAAATGATCTACAATTGGCTCAAGGGCAAGAACGCGTCTGGCAATGACGTGACTCTCCCAGAGGCAAACATCGTTTACACCACTGGAGATTCGCGTGCTGCAAGCGAAACAGGTCAGACTGGCAACCGTAAAAAGGTGACTGCTGCTGATATTCGCTCTCTGCAGACAATGATGAACAAGCACAACGTACCAAAGACAGACCGCTACCTCCTTATGGAGTCAGAGATGTACTCTGAGTTGATGGATTCATTGTCGAGCAACCAGATGGCAGCATACCAGCAGACTGCAGATGTTGCTAATGGCATCGTCGGCAAACTGTATGGATTCAACATCATTGAGAGGTCGTTGGTAACTCACTTCAGCGCACACGTCAATGCAGTTGGTACAGCAGGTCAGGAAGGATATGTCGCAGCAACAGCCGCTGCACCAATCGCACCTGGTACTGCTCTCAATGCGACTGACTCGGTTGCTTGCATTGCATGGCAGAAAGACAGTGTAGCCAAGGCTCTTGGTGACATCAAGTCATTCCAGAGCATTGACAATCCAACTTACTACGGCAACATATTCTCTGCTGCTGTGAAGGCTGGTGGCCGTTGCCGTCGTGCTGACTGGGCAGGTATCGCTGCACTGGTACAGGGCACTCCTGTAGGATGAGAAAGATTGACGAGATAATCATTCACTGCACAGCCACTCCTGAACGGCGTGACGTGACGATGGCAGAGCTTCGACGCTGGCATAAGGCAAGAGGCTTCTCGGATGTTGGCTATCATTACGTCATCGCTCGGAATGGAGAGGTGATGGCAGGACGGAAAGAAGAGACGATAGGAGCGCACTGTGAAGGGCACAATGCCCACTCAATTGGCGTGTGCTATGTTGGTGGCTGCAACAAGAACGGCAAACCAAAAGACACGAGGACAGAAGCGCAGAATGCTTCATTGGTAGCGTTGCTCTCGAAGTTGCTCTCCTATTACTCTCTGACCGTAAACGATATTCACGGACACAATGAATATGCAGCCAAAGCGTGTCCATCATTCAATGTCCAAGAATATCTCAAAAGTACCAATTTATGACAGCAATAGAAATCGTCATGGCAATAGTCAACGTGCTGCTTGTTTCGGGTGGTCTTGTGACGCTTGTCAGTATTCGCTCGACAGCCAAGCAGGCAAAGAGTGATGCAAAGCAGGCTGAGACCGACGCTAACACAAAACTGATGACAGCTTTTGAGGAGCACGTCCTTGAGCCACTGACAACCAACAATGACGAACTCAAGAAAGAGATTAAATCACTGAAGAATGAAGTACGCAAATTTCGCAACGCAATCGACAAGATTGATGATTGTCCTGCTGCTCACGATTGTCCTGTCCGCTTACAGCTGCAAAAGCCAGAAGGCGATAACGGAGACACAGCACGTCAGGACTGAAAAAGAAATCATTCGAGACACAGTGATAACAATCCAGCCTGATTCGGCAGTACTGGAGGCGATGCTGATGTGCGACAGTAACAATCAAGTCCTCTTGAGGCAATTGAAGATCTATGAGGGGAAGCGACTCAGTTACGATGTGACAACAGACTCGACCAACAGAGCGTTGAAGTTGAAGGTTGTATGTCAAGAAGACAGCATCCGCGAAAAGGTGCAGGTCAAAGACAAACTGATACAAGACTCAACCAAGGTGACGACCATCGAATATATAGAGGTCGAAAAACCAATGTCAGCGTGGAATCATTTCTTGATAGTATGCGGTTGGATTCTATTCATCGGTGTCATTATAGCAGTGATAATTTTAGTGATCATCGTAGTATGGAAAATTTTGAGAAGATAATAGACCATTTCGAGAGATATGCAGAGGCTCAGTCCGTATGGGAGTCTGCAGGCACCCTCTACTTGACTGAGGAGTCTGCCCAGTCTCATGGAGACGGAACTGTAACCAAGTACACTCGCGAATGGGCTGAGAAGATAAAACAGAACGCTGCTGTGGCAGCAAAACCAAAACCAAAGAGAAAATAATATGGGATTTCCGGGAGTATCGGTCAATGTGACCAATGGCAATTTGGCCAAAGAAATTACAGTGCTGGACGGAGTACCAGCCTTGATGGTGACAATGGCTACTGCATCACTCAGGCACGTTGTGACTACAATTCACAACCTTGCAGAGGCAGAAACTGCAGGCATCACTGAGGCAGCAGAGGCTTTCGCTCACAACCTCATCGAAGAGTACTACAATGAACTCGGAGGCAATCAGCAGCTGTATGTATATGGCTTGGCTGATTCGATGACAATGGCGACTGCATTGTCTGCAGCGGAGGCAAACGGTGTCACTAAGTTGCTTCGTGACACTGCAGGCAAGGTCAACCTTGTGGCAATCGCACGCAATGCTCCAGCAGGCCATAGCGGAGGTAGCGCATTCCTCGATTCTGATGTATCTGCAGCAGTCACTGCCTGCAAGACTGTAGCACAGGCACAGCAGGCTGCAAACACTCCAGTGCGATTCATTATCGAAGGACGTGTGAATGACGCAACCAAGACTAATGCTTACGAACCTAAGACAGCGACCAATGGCTATGCGGCAGTTGTGCTTGGCGGTACTGCCAACAATGGCAGCGCAGCAGTCACACTCGCATTGGCTCGTGCAGTAAAGTATGGTGCTCACGTCAAACTCGGCAACGGAGAGAACGGAGCATTGACAGCAACGCAGATATATATTGGCAACGGAGAGATAGAGAAGCGCACAGATATGGCAACGCTCCATGATGCAGGCTTCTTGACATTTCACCATCGCCAAGGTGTGTCTGGGTATTATTTCGGACGAGACAATATGTGCTCGACTGATGACTACAAGTTGCTTGCTCATGGTCGTGTCGTTGACAAGGCTCAGAGAGTGGCAGCGGAGGCTTTTCTTCCTTTTGTCGAGGGCGAGATTCGTATGGAGGCAGACGGCACTATCAATGCGACAGATGCCAAGTATATCGAGGACACTCTGAAGACTGCAGAACTTGGTGCTCTTGCAGGTCAGGTGAGCGGTGTGGATGTTGAAGTGCCTCTTGACCAGAATGTCATTACGACTTCAACAGTGAACGTCAATCTGAAGGTTCTGCCACTCGGATATATGACTTGGATCAATGTCAGTCTGGGCTTGGCTGCATCTCTTTAATCAACCATTAAACACTGATTAAGTATGGGTAATATGCACATCAAGTCAAGCGAGTACGCTTGGCATCAGACCGAGGTCAGACTTATGGGTCGCACCGTAGTTGGCATCTCAGGCTTTGAATTTAAGAAGTCAATCGACAAAGAGGCGGTCTATGGAGCAGGCCAGAATCCAATCGACATACAGGAGGGCAACGTCTCCTGCAGTGGTTCTCTCAGTCTTTTCGGCTTTGAGCTTGACAGACTGAATCAGGCAGCGCAGACTGCTGGATATGACGATATTCTGTCAGTACCGCACGAACTCATCGTGATAACAGCTTCTATGCGTAAGTTCGCCAAAGACCCTATCACGACAGTGACTGCTCGTGGAGTTGCCTTCACTGAGTACGCTCACGCAATGAACCAAGGCGACAAGAAGAGGGAGGTCAGCCTTCCATTCATCGCAATGGATATTGATACCAAAACCTTAACACTCTAACAAGAAAATGACTGAAGTAGAAAAAATAATGATAGACCGTTTCGGTCAGGAAAAGGTTGACGAATTGCGCAAGGCTTATCCCGGACGCAAACTCAATGTCATAACGGTTGAAGACAAGGTTGCGGTCCTGCGACCAATCACAGCCAAGGAACTCTCAGACTTCACAATGACAGTCGCAGATTCGGCCAAGGGAGGTCTCGACACTGCCTGTCGTAACCTTCTCGACACTCTGTGGATTGGTGGTGACGAAGAGATCCGCAATGACGAAGAGTACTTTATGAGCTCAATGATACAGATTCAGAACTGTGTGGAGCTAAAAAAAAGTGCTTTTTACAAGCTTTAGAGCGAGGAAAAGCGGACAACGACATCGAGTCTTTGCTTGTGTTCGGGCTCATGATGTTCGGAGCACAAGCAATGGACTGGGATGTTGAGACACTTGCATTCAGGACAGGTGCAGCTCTTAAATGGTATGAAAAAGGAGTAGTCAAAAGGATATGAATATAGTCGAATTTGCATTGAAGATGAAAGACGGTGCGTCTCAGACGATTGGTAAGATCGCGAGAGAATGGACTGACGCAGCCGAGAAGACAGAGAAGGCAAGGCAGGAACTTGAGCAGTATGCCAAGAAGACAGAAAGTCTTGGCGATACAATAGGCAAGTCCCTCAAGTTTGCCGCAATCAGTGCTGCAGCATACAAGGCAGGCGAATTTATATCTGGTACTATACAGGACTCTCTCGATCGCCAGAAATTGCAGGTGTCATTTGACGTGCTTACAGGCAGCAAGGAGCTTGGTCAGCAGCTGACAAAAGACCTTGTTGACTTACAAAAGAACACTATCCTCGGTGGAGAGGTCTTTGAGGGTGCTCAGACTATGCTGGGCTTTGGTATAGACCAATCAAAGGTGGTTGACACATTGAGAATGATTGGTGATGTATCAATGGGTGATGCCGAGAAGTTCAAGTCTCTTTCTCTCGCATTCGCTCAGATTTCATCTGCAGGCAAGTTGCAGGGTCAAGACCTAATGCAGCTCATCAATGCAGGATTCAATCCTCTCAACGAAATATCCAAGCAGACTGGCAAGAGCATCGCACAGCTGAAAGACGAGATGTCTAAGGGTGCAATCTCTGCCAAGATGGTGGAGGACGCCTTCAAAGGCGCAACAGGAGAGGGTGGACAGTTTGAAAATATGCTCGGACAGATTGCTGAGACATCTGCAGGAAAGATGGCTCAGTTCTCAGGAGCGTGGCAAGAGACAAAGATTAAGATAGGAGAGGCGTTTCAGCCTGTACTGCAGCAACTGCTTGAGATAGGCAATGCAGCACTGCCTATCATTGAAGAGATAGCGCAAGCGATACAGCCATTCATCAGCCTGTTGCTGAAGATTGGCAAGGTGATCTACGATTTGCGCTACATCATACTCGGAGTTGGAGTAGCAGTTGGAATCATTAAAGGAATAACAGCAGCGACTCAGTTGTGGTCGGTTGCGCAGGCTCTGCTGAATGTTGTGATGACAGCCAATCCTATTGGCATCATAGTAGTTGCAGTTGGAGCATTGATTGGACTGATAATAACAGTCATCAAGAAGTATGACGAATGGGGCGCAGCAGTGACGCTGCTGATGGGCCCGCTCGGAATGGTCATCAATCTGGTGCAATCATTCAGACGAAACTGGGATGCAATCGTAGAGGCATTCAAGACGGAGGGAATCATTGCAGGATTGAAGAAGATAGGAGTGACGCTTCTTGACGCAATACTATATCCGCTGCAGCAGCTTCTTGAGACGCTTTCTAAGATTCCGAAGGTGGGCGGTCGGTTTGCGGCAGGCGCAAAGAAACTGCAAGACCTAAGAACCAAGACGGGTGCTGCAGATGCAGCAACGAAAGAATCGAGCGCGAGCAAAGAGACACAGCAGACGCTGCAGAAGATAGCACAGAACACAGCAAGCAATGCCGCAGCAGCGTCAGCAGCCAACAGCGAGGTCGCTTCAAGTGGCCCGAAGGTAATCAATCTGAATATACAAAAATTCTTTGACAACATCAACTTCACCACAACCAGTCTTGAAGAGAGCGCAAGCAGGATTGAAGAGACTGTTCTTGAGGTGATGAGCAGGGTGCTTGTTCAGGGAGCAACACAACAATAAGAGTATGCCAAACATACTGACAAATCTCGAAGAGTTATATCAGACCTATTTTCAGAGGCCGTACTATGTGCAGCCCAAGACAGAGCTGCGCAATGTCGGAATGTTTGGAACGGCACTGAGCGAGAACATCAAGGGCGTAGAGGTATTCTTACCAATCACACTCAAGAACAGCGAGCACAGTATCAAGATTGCGTGTGCGACAGTTCGTATCAATGGCAGCAAGACAGTGGTCAGAACGCCAGTGAGCGAGCGCGTAGGTACTGTTAAAGAGGTGTTCAATGTGGGTGACTATAAGATAGAGGTGAAGGGGGTGCTGATTGCAGAGAGAGAGATGGCAGTACCTGACAATGACATGAGTGTGCTGAGATGGCTTTATGAGTCAACAGAGCCAATCGTGATGGAGAATGCTCTGACTGACCTTTTTCTTGATCAGTCGAAATATGTATGTATAACTGACCTTGATTTTCCAGAAGTTCAAGGCAAAACACTCAGACACCGACCATTCACGATGAGTCTTGAGTCTGATTACATCAAATCTCTGAAGGTAGAAGATTGATATGTTCGTGATGTGTTCTGACATAAAGATTGGCGGTATGGCGGTAAAGCCCTCTGCGGTACGATACAAGATGTCTGTAGGCAACTATATCGACACCTGCACTGTGACATTGCCATTAGCACCATACGTCAAAAGCAGAGACCAGGGAACGGAGGCGACTCCTGACACTGGTATGACATATCAGCGGAGTTGCGTGTTCAGGTATGGCGATTCCGTCGAGGTGGCACTTGGCTACAACAACGAACTTGCAACCGTATTCCGAGGCTTTGTGTTCAGGATAAACTACAAGGATCAATTGGTGATAGAGTGCGAAGGATATGCCTTCCAACTGCGAGACAAGGAGGTCAACAAGAGTTACCAGAAAACAACGATAAGACAGATTCTGATGGATGTGACTCTCGGTACTGACATCAAACTTTCCCCGGTGATTGACGATGTGCCTCTGACCAACGTGACCTTCAAGAACGTATCGAGGCTGAAGGTGTTGGAGTGGCTGCAGAAAGAGTGTGCGTGCAGAGTGTGGATGGATGAAGACTATCTATATGCTGGGGCGAGCAGTTATGTATATCCTAATCCGCAATACCAGAACAGGACGGTGAAGGTGAAAATAGGCTGGAATGTTGTTTCGGCTGATGAGTTGAAGAAGATAGAGCGCGAAGAGGTGCAGATTAACCTTGTGTCGAAGAATCCGAAGGGAGAGGTGAAGAAGACCAAGGGAGAGGTGAGAAAATATGCATCGGTGAAAGAGGTGAAGGTGAGACAGGGGCTCGGAGAGGCGTATCTGGCAAAGGCAGCGAGCGAGTTGCAGAGCGAAGAGAATTACAGAGGCTATGAAGGCAGCATCACGCTGTTCGGTCAGCCGAACGTGCGCAAGAGCGACAAGATAGAGATAACAGATGACCGTTTCCCGGAGCGCAGTGGCAGCTACTTCGTTGAAGAGGTGGATGCGACTTTTGACAAGGGAGGCTACAGACAGAAATTAAAACTGAGACACTATGCCAGCAAGTGAACAAGAGATAAGAAACAACCTCGCTCAGTTCAGCAGGCGCAATCCTGAGACAATCCTTGCGAAGGTCGTGAGCGTTGACAAGGTGAAGAGAGAGTGCGTCATTGATGACGATGGCTCTATTATCTACGGAGTGAGGCTTCAGTGCATTCTTGAGGGAGATTCGGGTGTGCTCGTGACTCCAAAAGTAGGTGCGATGGTACTTGTGGTTGACATAGAGAGGACAGGCGACTATATGGTGGTGCAGTCGAGCGAGATTGACTGGATTGAGGTAATGCTGGACGGTTACAAGATAACAGCAGACAAAGACGAGGTGGTGTTTCACGAAGGGAGCGACGGCATGGTAAAGATTGCTGATATGGTAAGCTGGATGAAGAAAGTGCATACCGACCTCACAACACTGACGACATTGTTGGCAGAATCAGAAGTTGCAGGCAATGGTGCTCCGTTGGCAATCGTCTTTAATCCCACAACTCCAGAGCCAACAAAGGAGATGTTTGAAGACACTAAGATTAAACACTGATTAAACGACGTATGAACGACATTATATTGACAACAGAACTTGACCCAATGGTTGCGAATGGAGACTTCGTTGCTGACGAGTCGCTTAGTCAGGCAGAGCAGCTTCTGCTGCTGACGTGCAAGGGGGAGTGGAAGCGGACACCAACTGCAGGTATCGGTCTTGTCAACTACGTCGAAGGACATAGCGAGAGCGATATGTGCAGAGAGATTCGTCAGCAATACGAACTCGATGGCATCAGAGTATTGTCGCTGACGCTTAACAATGGCAACCTAAACATCAATTCGGAATGGAAGTAAAGGCTGGACAGAACATCATTGATGCTGTGATAACGGCAACAGGAGCAGCTGATGCAGCCATATCGGTTGCGATCAGCAACGGAGTGTCGCTGACCGATGACGTGGAGGCGATAGAGATAGGAGAGGTTGACGTAAACAAATCGAACAAAACAATGCTCGCAATGACCAAATCTGAGCCTGCAACGCGAGTGAGTGACGCTGATGAAGCGGCTGCTCCCTATCGCGGAGTCGGTTTTTGGGCAATTGAGGAGGATTTCATAATACTATAACTATGGCAAGAAGCACACAAGAAATCTATCAGCAGATGGTAGCACTGAAAGAGGCCACTCCAGAACTGAGCACTCTGACAAGTACGTCAGCGACCGCAATATGGAGGCTCTTACTGTACATCGTGGCATTCGCGATCAATGTTCTCGAAACATTGTGGGACGCATACCAGAGTGACGTGACCGAAGAACTTGATGCAAAATTGCCACACAGGGCAAGGTGGTATCGTGACATGGCTCTGCTCTTCATGGAGAACAAGACACTCGTGACTGACACAGATTATTATGACACGTCAGCGATGACTGACGCACAGATAGAGGCAGCAAGGGTTGTCAAATATGCAGCCTGCTCAGAGAGGGCTGCATCATCCAAACTCGACATCAAGATAGCAGGTCAGAATGCATACGGAGTGAGATGTCCAATATCAGCAGCAGCGCAGACGCAATTCGAGGCATATATGGGTCAGGTGAAAGATGCAGGAGTGCGATTTCAGGTATGGAATCAGGCAGCGGACAACTTCAAGTGCAGCGTGACAATAGTGTATGACCCTACAAGGCTGCCATCGGACGTGAAGAGCGCGTGCGAAGATGCAATCAAGAACTACATCGAGAACCTTCCCTTCAATGGTCTCTATTCCGACATGGGACTTGTTGACGTGCTGCAGATGGTTGACGGTGTTCGTATTGTCTCAATGCTGCAATCAATGTCGGCACAGTCTGGAGGCAATCAATACACTGGCATCAATGGTTACACGCAGCCTGCAGCAGGTTATTTCCACTTCGTGAGCGCAACGATAACAATGACGGCATACAACCTATGATATTCAACATTGACTACAATAGATTGACGATTGCCCTCACTCCTCTCAAACTGAGACGAGGGATGCTGCTCAACTATTTCTATGTTGCAGTCAGTATGGTGCAACGTCTGTCGGGCTTGTTCGGATCATTCCGAGAGAGTACCAACTACAGGATGAATCACAATGGCCAAGTGTGCTATCTGCAGGCATTGCTCAATGATGAGTTCGACCCTGCAAGCAGACGCATAAGAGTGATTGATGCACCTGAGATGCTTGCGACAATAATATATAAGAGAAGTGCAGGTGAGCCTCCTCTGATGCTATACAGACGAAGCACGTCACAATTCGAGAAGATAGTGGAGCGAGCCTATACCGGGGATGAGACGGCAAAATTCCAAGTTGTTCTGCCTCCAGCACTCAATGGAGTGATAGACGAGTCGAGACTGAGCGCATTGGTAGCAATGTACAAGCTTGTCTCAATGAGATACAAAGTGATATATAAACAACTAAGCTGAAGATATGGATAAATACTTAGCGAACTATCTGGGACAGCCAAACAACGACTTCCCGGTTGACTGCGAGACAATGGACTACATCAATCAGAGAGTCGCGCTGTGTGAGGCACTTGGTGTTCTTGGCGGTGACAAGATAATTCTGAGCGGATGTGTAGATAATGGCACAACAAGGACAGCAGGCTACATCTTCCTAAAGACAACTGACTTCCCGGAAGGAGAGGTTCTGCCATTCGAGGGAGGCAACTCTGCATTGACGTTTATGATTCAGAAGAGCAACGTGGACATCACAGCGGAGGGCGAGACGTATTCGGCTGCCTACACCAAGAGGTCTGCAGTTGTCGGAGGCGGTGTGGGGTCTGAGACCTACAACTGGAGTGATATGACAGATGTCGCCAATATCTCGAACAAGGCACTCAAGAACAGCCTCAACACTCTGTCGTCAACAAATGCAAGTGAGCACAGTTCCATCTACACTCAGATGTATAAGACCTTCCCGGTTGGAGCGATTGTGCTGTGGCCATCAGCAACCGCACCTGATTCGGGTTATTGGCTGAAGTGCAATGGCGGATCATATTCAGCGATATTTTATACCAAGCTCGCGTCGGTGCTTGGGCATACGGGTGCAAGCGCGCCACTGCCAAACATACCACCTGTATCGGCAACGATAGGTAGTCAAAACGTATCTTATTATTATTACATCAAGGCTCTTGACAGTGGTGGAATACAAGAACAAGTTTAATGACCTATGGCAACAAGACAAACAATCAAATCGTGGTTTCAGCGAGGTCTGAGACCGACAGCAGCGCAGTTTGCAGAGTGGATTGATTCATTCGTCCATAATGATGACTCTATCAGCCAGAGCAAGGTGAGTGGCCTTGTGGAGGAACTGGCAGGCATCAAGAGTTCGCGCAAAGATGAAGCGTGCGGTGAGGACTCAATCGTATATCGCGACCAAGCAATACCTTACTTCACCGACCTCCTTGATCTCTCGCTTGATTACGATGAGCAGATTATAATTGTGAGTGGAGTCTTCAAGATAACCAACTCGCAGTTGAAAAGGACTAAGGTTATAGTAGCAATCCATAATGCTACCAATACGCAAATTAACATCAAAAGCGAGATGCCACAGAGTATGATAGATCTCAAGAATGATTATATCATATCGCAAGGCGCAACCAAGGTAGTGACATTCGTCAAGACTGTAGATGGCACGTCCGAATATGACCCTGCCAACGAAAAGATAAGAATCTACTAACACACGAGAATATGAATACACAGACAATTGCTCTTTTGAGGAGCGTTTCTGAGCGACCATTCGCATTTGACAAGGTTGCTCCAATGAACAAAGACGGATATATGAACATTGCGCTCCCTGTGCATTCAGAAGCGCGAGACTTCATCGTTGTGTCCGACATCAATCACTCTGCAACCATCGTGATGAATGGCGTGCCTAAGAAAGGAGACAGAGTTGTGGTCAAGCTGCGACGCGCGTCGGATGAGAACATCAAGATGAAGTTCCCTGCAGGCATCTATTTTGATGGCGTGCTGAAGGAGGCTGCATTCGAGGAAGTGTTCCCTGACTATGCAGAGGTTTATTCGATGGACTGGTTCTGGACTGGTACGGCTTGGCTTGTTCTCAGCCACAATGCTATCTGGAGACTTGCCTGGGAACTGAGAGCAGACCTCGGTGATGCTGATGAGTATGTACCGGGGCAGACATACGCTAAGAATGCATTCTGCAAGAAAGACGGCACTTTGTATTATGCCAAGGCGGCCAACACAGATGCTGCTTGGACTGCTGCTCACTGGCAGGACGCGACGGTCATCACTGCATTGGTGTCTGTTATGACATCAGTCGATGGCTGCGTCTCTTATTTGGCGCAGAGCGAGACCGACGCAAGAAAGACTCAGGCAAGAGCCAACATTGGTGCAATGGATGCTCTGATTGGCTCAGTGATCAATCATGGCACTGATGACACGACTGGTTATACGCTGCTCGCTGACCGCTGTCATGTATGGGGAGAGGTTGCCGCTCTTGACATCTCTACTCTTCAGGACGCAGGAGGCAGTTATATGGTCGAGTTTATTTCGGGTGCAACAGCCACAACGCTGACTACTCCGTTGTCGGTCAAGTGGCCTGCAGGCTTCACAGTTGAGGCCAACAAGAAATATCAGATAGGAATTATTCATGGCTGCGCACATGTGGCAAAATACGCGAATGCATAAATGAATCCTTTCCAGAAATCAATCATAAGTATAATGACCAAGAGTGAGAGCGGAACGCTTCCACAGGTGGGTCAGATTGTGTGCGTGATTGATGGCGTGAAGTGCTACTTCTGGCCTTCAGACATCACGACAGCACAGAAGGCTGATGCGGTTGGAGTGATTTTTGCTGTAGATGGCAACAAGGTATATGTCGTTGGCAACACGAACACCACTACAAAGCAGTGGTCGTGTGTGGCAGATTACGAGATTACTGCCATACCATCAGCGAGTGGCACGCTGACAGTGACGCTCAACAACGTCGCTCAGACGGACGCAGACCCTGACGCTCCAGTGACCTTCGACTATGTTCGTGACACAGGCACTATAGCGGAGTTTACTACTCAGCTGGAGACATTCTTGAGGGCATATAGTACGAAATATCCATCAAGCAAAGCAGGTAAGTGGGAGGCATATACTAATGCAGACAACGGCAAGTCCTATCTTCAGATGTTCAACTATAATGAATATGAAAGCACTGTTGCTATTACAGGATGTACACTTGCGAAGAAGATTGGCACTGAACTGGCAGAGTACACAGAAACATTTCTGCATAATAATGCCGGGCAACAGCACAATTATTGGACTGGTATGTGTCGCCAGAGACTTGAAGAGTATTGTACTGACAATGGATCTAATCCTTCAACGGCTTTGGATGGCATTACGACCTTGCATCCAACGAACAGCGCGCCTTGCCGCAAGTCTTATTACGATGGAGAACTTGGCGTGCATCTGAGAGAACACTATGCGACATACGGTGCATATCTCGATGCTTGTATGACCAAACTTGACAAGACTGATACAGGTATCATACACCATTGGAATGGACAAGCGCAGACTTTCCTTTTGTCGCTCAAAGATGTCTATGTCCAATCTGTGAAGAAACCTGCTTATCCAGCAGCTGATTTGGCAATCAAATACAATGCAGGCAAGACTGGATTTACCGCTGGTTCTTGGTGGCTGCCTTCAATGTATGAGCTCGGACTTCTGATGAAAGACATCAAAGGCAATAAGACTGACCTTGTAAACGTCGCTTTGACTGCTCTTGGGTGGTCAACAATCTCTACTACCTCTTACCGTTGGTCTTGTTGTCGCTACAATAGTAGCAACGCGTGGTACTACAGCAGCATTGGCTACTCCTACTACTACCTCAGCTTCTACCTCTCTTTCGCGGTGTCGGTCGTTTCGGCTTTCACGATAGACTAATACTAAACTTGCAGACCTGCTCCGTCAGGTCTGCATTAAACAGTGTTTAAGTGATGGCTAAAGACAAAGCGAGCATATACGTTGACGCTCAAAAGATGTTCAGCCTCCTGTACGACGCGCAATTTGCGATGGCAAAGCGAGATCAGAACAAACTCGGAGCGCGGCTTCAAGACCACTGTGAGCAGATAATCGCTTATTATGAGTTGGCTCACGATTTGGATGGAGAAGACAAGAAGGATGCAATCAAGAGGCTCTGCATAGAATTTGCCATTATGAAGGTCTTGATACGAATTGCCCAAGATAAGCATATAATCAAAGACATCTCCTTATTAAATCAGATAAGGGCTTTGATTGTTTCGATGGATGAAGGTATAGGTAAGTGGCGAAATTACGTCTTTTTCGGCAAAGGCACGCATTAGTCTATAGGGCTGATGGAGACCACTATCAAGAAAAATGTGAAAGGAGTGCATACCCTCATTTAGGGTTATATCTGCAAGGGCACTTAATCGACCTCTAACCGTTGGTCTTGTTGTCGCTACAATAGTAACAACGCGTGGAACTACAACAACAATGGCAACTCCAACAACAACAACTTCTACAACTCTTTCGCGGTGTCGGTCGTTTCGGAATTCACACAGATAGAGAAATGGTATATGAGAATGATATGTGGACGGTTTACGAACTTGCGCGTGCTAACAAGCGCGGAAGTGAGGATGCTGTAGAATTTGAGGTTCACTGCGAGCTCGAAGTCCACAATCTTTGCATATACATCAACGAGAAGAGATACAGATGTGATGAGAATTATACCTTCATCTCACCGAGACCAAAACCAAGAGAGGTCTTTGGCTGCGAGATGGCATCAAGGCTCATTCAGTGGTATGCAATATGGAGGCTCAGTGACGTCCTTGAGACTGTCCTGACAAAGCGAACATTCAACAACAGAAAAGGGATGGGGACTGATGCAGCGATTGATAGGCTGCATCAAGATATGATAGAGGTTAGCAAGGGCTTCACGAGAGACGCGTGGGTCATTCAATGGGACTTGCAAGGGTATTTCCCTCATGCAGTTTGTGAGATTGCTTGCAAACAGCTTCAAGGGCTTGTGAGAGACTATTATGATGGAGATGACAAAGAAGACCTCTACTGGATGATTATGATTGCAGTACACGCCAATCCAGCAGCGCACTGTTATCGCAAGTCAGCAGCTTGGATGTGGGAAGAGATTGAGAAGGGCAAGTCTCTGTTCGAGCAGGTAGATGGAATAGGCGGTGCGATTGGCTTCTTGATATGGCAGGTTGCGATGAATCTCTATCTCGACGAAGTTGATCACTGGGCTGTCGATGAGATGGGGCTGCATTATGTTCGATTCGTTGATGACACAGCAACGGTTGTCCTGAATAAAGAAATGGCACTTCTTTTGCTGCCTTTGTTCAGGCAGAAATATGCAGAGTATGGCATAACAATGCATCCTCGCAAGTTCCAGTGTCAGCACGTCAATAAAAGCATACATTTTCTTGGCGTTTACATCAAATGTGAGCGAGTATATGCACACGACCGAGTAATTCGTAATGCAAGGGCAAGAATCGCGAAATACAACAGATGCAGAAACAAGGAGAAGGCACTGCAGAACTTTCTCAGTTCTATCAATTCTTCTTTTGGTCTGCTTAAAAGTGGGAATAAGTCTGAGTACAATAACATCAAGAAACTGTTGTCTCTGATAGATGAGTCTTGGATGAAGTATGTGAGATTTGATGAAGATAGGCTTTGCTTGGTTGCAAGACCGGGCTATTATTACAATTTGAATATGAAACACAGGTTTAACCAAATAACGAAGATATGAAAGAGTACATCAAGGATGGTCATTTGTATGACGGTGACTCCATCATTGTGAATGGTGTCAGAGTGTTCAATCCGACAGAGGCACAACTTGAAAGTGCTGGATATACTGAATATGTCCGCACAGAAGCCTCTGATACGAATCACGAAGAGTCAAACGATATTCGTATCGCACGACTCAAAGAAAAGCTCACAGCGAGCGATTACAAGGTAATCAAGAACATTGAGTGTGCGATGGCTGACCCTTCTGCAACGCTGCTATACAATCCAGCTGCGTTGAAGGCAGAGAGACAAGCCATACGAGACGAAATCAATTCGCTTGAGGATTGATATTTCAGAACAAAAAAAAAGAGAGGCAAAACCTCTCTTTTTTTTTATGTCCGACTCAATGCATCCATCGCTTGATTGACTAATTGATCAGCCAATATATTGTATTTGTTGTCAGCGTGCCCTCTGACCCATTGTAAGCCTATTTTAGGGCTTTTTAGACTACTTATGCGTTGTAATAGGTCAACATTCTTTTTATCCTTCAGAGAGCCTTGTTTGAGCCATTGAGGATACCATATATTGATAGTGTTGACCGCATACTGTGAATCGCTGAAGATTGTTGCCTCTGACACGTCACAGAGTTGCAGATATTCGAGTGCATTGAGTATGGCTGATAGTTCCATCTCGTTGTTTGTGGTGTACTTTGCAACCATAGATGGTGTGATAGTTACTATTCCGTCTTCTACTGCGACAAAAGCCCAAGCACCTATGCCGGGATTATTTCTACAACCTCCATCAGTGTATATTTGAATCATATTTAGGGCGTTTTAATTGGTGATTAAATGGCGTTAGATAGGTATAAAAAAAGGTCTGTTTGGCTCTGTGGGGTGATGCACTTTTTGCACCTTTTGTTTTGACACGTTGCACTTTTCGTTTTTGCGGTCATA